TACTCGCCGTCGTTGTCTCCGGCCCACACGGCGAACTGGCAGCGCGTTCCGGTGATGATGAGGTACCAGCCCTCCTTGTAGACCTCGATGCGGACGTTGCTGATGTGCTCGTCGGAGGTGAGCATGTAGTTGCGGGTGATCGTGTTCGCCAGCACCTGCTTCTTCGCTTCGGGCATCTGCTGGAGCATCTCGGTGGCGATCATGTCGTTGACGGTCTTTTTCATGGTGTTTTCTCCTTTCATGTTGTCCGGCTTTCCCGCCGGGGGTACTTATTCAATTTGCCGGGGGCCGCGGGGGAGGGAGCTGTGCTGCGCACAGCTTATTCCCTGCTGAGGGAATTGTCAATACCCTGCTGAGGGAAATCTCCGCCTTGCACAATACCCTGCTGAGGGATTTGTGCAATATTCCCTGTTGAGGGAAACGCCTCGCGCGTATATAATGTGAGGGTGAAGGAGGAGGTGGTTTCCGTGCCAAACAGTCCGGCGAAAAACGCAGGCAACGCCCGGTACAACGAGAAGTGTGACACCATACAGCTCCGCCCGCTTCGGGAGCAGGGCGAGGCGATCCGTGCGGCGGCGCAGGCCGCGGGTCAGAGCCTGCAGGCGTATATTCTGCAGGCGTGCCGCGAGCGGATGGAACGGGAGGCTGACGAGTAGGTCGGCCTCCTCGCTTTTTGGCGACCAGGGATCGTTTGTGCTCAATCGAAAGTGTGCATTGAAGTGCAGTAAAGTTCTGTGCTATGGTGTAAGCTGAAGAAGGACGGAACGAAGGGAGGGAACAGTCATGGCTGAGGCGAAGGCGACCGTCGAGAAGGTCAGCAACATCGAGGCGTACCAGCGTTCGTTGAGCGAAGACGAACGGAGGGAGAGCGCGATCCGGGCGGGGAAGGCGAGCGGCGAGGCGCGCGGGCGGCGCAGGCTGTTCCGTGAGACCCTCGGAGACCTGATGCGCAGCGACGCCGTGCCAGAGGAGATCAAGACCGCACTGGAGGCGACGGGCGCGAAGGTTGACATCCAGAGCGCGATCCTGTTCGCCGCGGCGCGTAGGGCGATGCTCGGCGACGTTGAGGCGGCGCGCTTTGTGCGCGATACGCTGGGAGAAAAGCCCACGGAGACGTTCAACCTCGCCTTGAGCGATAAGCCTGTGAAGGCGATGGACATGAGCAACCTGAGCGACGAGGAGCTGGAGGCGCTGGCGGATCAGGCCGACGACGAGGCTCCGGCGCTGCCGGAGGCGTCCGGCGCGGAATAAGGAGGGCGCTGGAGCCGACAGCGTGGCGTTGATCGACCCGGAGCTCGGCCGCGGGCGCTGCAATCGCTCCAGACGGGTCGAAAAACGGCCTCGTGGTTGCCGATTGGTTGCAAAACGGAATAAGGCGGAGTTCGCAAAGCCTCTGGCCATGCGGGCTCCGGGACTTGTGGCATCTTGTTTAATCAGCAAGGTGCCACTGCTTTTTGCCCTGAGCGGGCAGGATCGGAGCGGAGCTCCGGCGTGCGGGATCGGCGCGGCGGGATCGGCGCGGCGGGCGCAGGCGGGAGGCCGAAGGCAACGCGGGCGCGATCCATACCGAAAAGCAAAAAGCCCCAGCGGCCGCCAAACCAAAAAGCCCTCCGGGGGTGGGGTGCTGTACGTGGTACGGGGGTGTGCAGGGGCCATAGGGGGTATGGGCACGGCATGGGTGCTGTCCGATACATAGGTCAGACCCCCTCCCCCGCCCCGGGTCGGTCGCGTGCGGAGCCGGGCCCCCTATAAATGGGAGCTTGAGAAATTTTCAAATTTTCAAAGTGTTATAGACTCCGGCGTCAAATAAGTCTATAACTCCCTGACACCCGTTCACAGTGATCCACCGGATGTCCGGCAGTCGACCTGACACCGGGCTTCACATATCAACAAAACGAGCAGGAGGTTTTCAGCATGGACAACGAAAACAGGAACCCTGACCCGGCGGCGGACGAGCCGAAGCCGCGGTACAACCGCGCGTCGTACCGCAAGAAGGTGCGTAGCGTCAACGCCTTGGCGGGCGCTTTTCGCGCGAAGAACAACGAGCGTGCCATGAAGGCGAAAGCAAGGGCGGCGAGGAAGGCGAGCCACAGGGTCTACGTCTTCCGTGCGGATGCGTGAGGGAGGAGCGAACATGGATTTCGGACAGATGCTCAATGCGCTCAAACAGGGCGCGAAGGCCGCCCGCAAGGGCTGGAACGGGAAGGGCCAGTATATCGAGATCGTGAAGAACCTCAGCTACCGCGGCTCGGACGGCAAGATCGTGAACGCGGATCACAAGACGATGGGGAAACAGGCCATCGCGTTCATCGGCACGTCCGGTGTGCAGATCGGCTGGCTGGCTTCGCAGGCGGATATGCTTTCCGACGACTGGTACGTCGTGTGAGGGAGGAGCGAACATGGAAACCACGTTTGAGCTGAAGCTGGCGGTGACATTCCACTGCCACGAGACGGACAGCGGCAAGGTGCGCCGCGCGCTCCTCGCGGGCGCGGAGGACGGCGCGCTTGCCACGGTGCTCCGCAACGAACTGGGCGCGGACGACCTGCGTGTCACGGGCCTCAAGGTCTTTGAGCACGGAGATGATGATGCGTGACACCTGATTTCTCCAAGGTTCCGTTTGCGAACCTGTTCGAGGATTTCCTCCGCAAGTGCATCGAGGGCGGGGCCGAGCGCATCGGCCTGTGCGCGGTCTTCCCGGACGGCGACTGCGTGACGGGCTACTTCAACGCCTCGCCGGGAGACAAGGCGCTGTTCGCGCATCACTTCCAGAGCGATGCCATGTTCGACCAGATCGCGGCAAACGCGGACTGGCTGGCCGAGCGGATCGCCGAGGCGGAGGACTGGGACGAAGATGACGATGACTGGGATGACGAGTGAGCGAAAGCACCCGGCGCGCTGAAAAGGGTGTGAGTAGAACCCCGGTGCACCTCTCAACGATGTGGCCCATGCCGGGGGAGTTTTGTGAATCGGCCCGCGTGTCTGCGGATGCGCGGGTGGGGAGACCGGATGCGTCCGGCCTCCTCTTTTTATGCGGCAGGCAGTCTGCGCTCCGGAAGCACAACACCCGGACGCTGTCGGTGCAACTCCGACGGGCCGCGACATGACATCGTCGTTTAGCTGGTCAGGATGGACGGATCGAGGCTCGGGTTGTTCTTTCCCGTGGAAGCGCGGCTCAGATAAAGGCCGCCGCCGAGCGGCACAATGGCGTGCCCTCCGACCGAACGCGGGTTCGACTCCCGCCGATGTCACAAGTTGCCGGGTCGCTCCCGGCTGATGTGAGCGGAGCGCAACCCCTCACGGAGAATGACAAGGCTCGCTGAAAGCGCGTCGCCACTGATGAGGTAACGTATGACCTCCCGCCTTTATCAAGGCACATGACGGACGGCGCGGCAATCTAAGCGGGAAGCGCATATACGCCGTCGGTGGGACACCAGCCTCGTGTAGGGGCGGACAGCTCATACCTGTCGGGCGGCCAAGGGCGTGAAAGGGCCGCCGATGACAGCTCATGCGTTCTCTGCTGGTTCGTCCATGACCAACCTCCTCGCATGGCGCGGCCCTGCGCCTGAGCGTGCAACAGCCGCGGCGCGGCGTAACGATAGAAAACACAATCCGACGATTGGAGGAACGACATCATGTCTACGACATCTATTATCGCAGGCGATTCTGAGTTCGCCACCCGCGACCGGGTGTTCGACTGTCCGTACTGCGGCGCGAGGTTCATCGGCCACAGCAACGACACGGGCTTCACGCTTGCCTCGCTCAGCGAGCAGGAGGAGCTCGGCATCACAGCGAAGATCACCTGCCCCACCTGCTCCAACACGGCCGTTGCGACGCGCGGCTCGAAGGGAGAGGTGCAGACGGTCAAGGAGCTCATCATTCTGACGCTCCCGACGAAGACGACCTATAAGCCCGGGGATAAGTTCTCCACGACCGGACTGGTGCTCGCCGTGCGCAATAGCGACGGCAGCATCGGCGCTGTGGAGCTGAGCGACTGCACGTTCAGTCCGAGCACGAGCACCGACCTCGCCGCCACGGACAAGAAGGTCACGGCGACGCACACCGCGTCGAGCAAGACCGTCGACATCCCGATCTATGTGACGAACGAGCAGGTGCGTCGCCCCGTCGCAACGAAGACGAGCTACACCTACACAGGCAACGCTATCGCGCTTGAGGTGACTGGATTCGACACCAACAAGATGACGCGGAGCAACTACTCCAAGACCAACGCGGGCGACTACGAGGCGAGCTACACGCCGAAGACGGGCTACTGCTGGGAGGACGGCACGACTGACACGTACAAGATCGCGTGGGAGATCACGAAGGCGACGCCCACGGTCACAGTGTCTCCTGTGACGAACCTCACCTACACGGGCGAAGCGCAGAACCTCGTGACCGGATCGACCACGGGCGGCACGCTGAAGTACAAGCTGGGCAGCGGCGGAAGCTACGGCACGAGCATCCCGACTGCGACGAACTCCGGGAACTACAAGGTTTACTACAAGGTAGACGGCGGTTCCAACTACGAGGACGTGCCGGAGCAGTCGCTCTACCTGACTATGAAGAAGGCCACGCCGGATGCGCCGACGCTCTCTGCCGACACCCTGAGCCTGACGGCCATCGCCACGCCCGGTACGATCACGGTGACGCGCGACGGCGACGGCGCGGTGACCGCGGCGAGCTCTGACACGTCGGTATGCACCGTCGCGGTCGAAGGCACGACCGTCACGGTCACGGCCGTGGCGGACGGCGAGGCGACGGTGACGGTGAGCGTCGCGGCGGGGCAGAACTACGAGGCACCCACGACGCAGCCCGAGTGCGCGGTGACGGTGGCCTTGGAGTAAGGAGATAGCGTATGGCGCTGACCGATAAGGAATACCTGCGGCGGGAGAAGGCGCGGCGCGAGCTGGCGCGGAAATCCTACAAGCGGTATCTCTACTATGTCCACGGGACGCTGTGGAAGCGGACGAGGATGAGCGACTTCCTTGCCGATACGCTCCAGAACTTCGTGGAGACAAAGACGGGCAACGCCTACGACATCCTCATCATCAAGACGCCGCCGCAGCACGGAAAGTCCATGACGATCACGGAGAGCTTCCCGAGCTGGTACCTCGGGAAGCATCCGCACAAGCGCGTGATCGAGGCGAGCTACAACGATGACACCGCCAAGCGCTTCGGCCGGAAGAATCTGGAGAAGGTCGAGCAGTTCGGCGGCGCGCTGTTCGGGCTGAAGAAGGGCGACATCTGGACGACGACCGAGTTCGAGTTGGACAACGGCTGGGGGCGCATGATCTCGCGTGGCATCATGTCCGGCATCACGGGCAACCCGGCCGACCTGCTCATCATCGACGACCCGATCAAGAACCGCGAGGAGGCCGACAGTCAGACCTACCGTGACAAGCTGTGGGCTGAGTGGCAGAACACGCTCAAATCCCGTTTCGCGGCAGGAGCCAAGGTCATCGTCATCATGACGCCGTGGCACGAGGACGACCTGTGCGCGCGGATCATGGCACACGAGGAGAACGTGACCGAGGTGCGCCTGCCCGTGGAGGCGGAGGAGCTCGACCTGCTGGGCCGCGGCGTCGGCGACGCCCTGTGCCCGGAACTCGGGAAGGACAACGCCTGGCTCGGTCAGTTCAAGGCATCCTACCTCTCTGACCCGAAAGAGGGCGGAATGCGCGCGTGGCAGGCGCTCTACCAGTGCGCGCCCCGCGTGGAGGGTGGCAACGTCGTCAAGCGGGAGTGGTGGAAGTATTACGACCCTGCGGACGTCAAGGGCTTCGGTACGACGATCATTTCGGTCGACGCGACGTTCAAGGACAAGGAGAGCAACGACTTCGTCGCCATCGAGGTGTGGAGCAAACGCGGCGCGAATTACTACTGCCGCTACTGTCTGAACAAGCACCTCGACTTCCCCGCGACCGTTCAGGCAATTCGGGCTGTGAGGCAGTTGTTCCCTGAGACGATGTACACCGTCATCGAGGACAAGGCCAACGGCAGCGCGATCATCCAGACGCTCCGCAGCGAGTTCGTCGGTGTCATCGGCGTCAATCCCAAAGGCGGCAAGGTGGCACGTGTCAATGCCATCAGCCCCGCTATTGAGAGCGGCAACGTGTTCCTGCCGAAGGGTGCGCTGTGGGCGGAGGGGCTGGTAGACCAGTTCACTGCCTTCCCGGCGGCGAAACACGACGACATGGTAGACGCAGCCAGCCAGGCCCTTTCATTTATGCTGTACTCGAGCGGCGTCGAATCGGCGCTGCCGGAGTACAGTGAACGCGAAGTCGAGGCCCGTGCCCTCGAGGCGAAAGAGGAGCGGGCGTTTCTCAGCCCCGCGATGTTTGACCCCTATGGCGTGGGAGACCTTTTCTAGGAGGTAAGGTATGGATATGCTTTACGGCGCGCTCGGCGCGTTTTTTGTTATCGCGCTGCTCGGCCTCGGTTTCTGTCTGGGCTGGGTGGTGCGCGGAAAGATTTACCGCGGCAAGGCTGAACAGCCGTCGGAGCGTGACCTGAAGAAGATGGAGGCGCAGCAGAAGGCGTTTCTCCAGATGCAGGGCTACAACGCCGACGTGGTGTACGGCACGACGCCGCTCAAGGAAGGTGAGATCGAGTGAAGGACAACAACATGACCCGCGCATGGGAGCTGTACGAGCTCGGTCGTGACTACAACGAGCGCCTGACCCCGAACCAGTACAAGGTGGTCGAGGCGAACACGGAGTTCTTCATCGGCAACCAATGGCTCAACCTCCCCAACACGGAGGCGATGCGTGGCCTGCCCAAGCCGGTGTTCAATATCCTCAAGCGCGTGGCGAGCCTGTTCATCGCGTCGCTGACCTCGACGGGCACGACGATGCACTTTGAGCCGTTGGCGTACTACGACGGCAGCAATATGACCGACCCCAATCACGACGCCGCGGCGTTCGCCAACGCCGAGGTCGCGGCGCTGCTGGAGAAGTTCAAGTTCGACTACCGCCTGCGCGACGCGCTGTTCGACGGCGCGCAGACCGGCGATTACTGCGCCCACTTCTACTTCGACCCTGACGCCCTGCCCTACGGTGGGGCTTTTGGTTCCTATCGCGGTGAGATCGAGATGGAGTTGGTCGACGGCATCAACGTCATGTTCGGTAACCCGAACGACCGGCGTGTGCAGACGCAGCCTTACATTCTCATCGTGGGCCGTGATACGGTCGAGCACCTCAAGTGGGAGGCGGAGCGGTTCCAGAAGAATCGCAAGGACTTTTACAAGAGCGGCAAGTCTGACGACCCGAGCTCCCCGGACAGCAAGTTCCAGAGCGACAGCGAGTGGGATCGTATGCCCGGTGTCGGCGGCAAGACGGAGATTGTTGAGAGCGAGAAGGACACAGGCAAGGCGCTGTATGTCTACCTCTACACCAAGGTGACAAAAGAGGAGGACATGACCAACGAGTCCGGCGAGATCGTTTACGAGGACGAGTACGACGCGAATGGCGACCTCGTGTACGAAACGGACGACGACGGCAAGACGATCCTCGACGACGTCGGCCAGCCGATCCCGAAGCGCAGGCCCGCGAAGAAGCTCGTGACCAGCGTTCATGTGACCAAGGCGACCAAGACCGCCGTCATCTTCGAGGACGTGGACACGGGGCTCAGCCTCTACCCGATCGCGTGGGGCAACTGGGAGAAGCAGAAGAACCAGTACCACGGCCGTGCGCTCGTGACCGGCATGATCCCCAACCAGATCAGCATTAACGTCATGTTCGCGACGTGGATGCGCCACGCGCAGCTCATGGCGTTTCCCAAGGCGCTGTACAACGCCGACCTCATCCCACGGTGGGACAATGAGATCGGACAGGCGATCGCGGTGCGCGGTCTTCAGCCCGGTATGGCTTTGCCTCAGGTCGCGGGCTATTTGCAGCCCGCGGACATGAGCACGCAGATATCCGCCCTCATCGACAAGGTGATGGTGTATACGAAGGAGTGCCTCGGCGCGACGGACGTTCAGATGGGCAACGTCAAGCCGGACAACACCTCCGCCATCATGGTGCTGCAAACGCAGAGCGAGGTCCCGCTGGAAAACATCCGCTCCAATCTCTACGAGTGGACGGAGGACATCGGGCAGATACTCCTTGACATGATGGGGACGTATTACGGCAAGCGCCCGGTCGTGGTGGATCACGAGTTCGAGGAGCCCGTGATGGACGCCACCGGCACGCCGCAGATCGACCCCACGACGGGCCAGATGATGACGCAGAAGTACACGCGCAAGGTCGTGGAGGAGTTCGACTTCTCCCAGTTCAAGCACTTGTGGTTGAACCTGCGCGTGGACGTCGGCGCGACCACCTACTTCAGCGAGATCGCGATGACGCAGACGCTCGACAACCTGCGTCAGGACGGCACGCTCGACCTGATCCAGTACCTCGAGCGCATCCCCGACAAGCTGATCCCGAAGAAGCAGGAACTTATCGACGAGCTGCGAGGCAGGATCGCTGCGGGCGAACAGGCCAACGCCGCCGCAGGAGCGGCGACTCCCGCTCCCGGCACGCCGGTTTCCCCGACGCAGGGCGGAGAACTGGACGCCGCCAAGGCGGTGCAGGGCCTCCCGACGCAGATGGAGGCGCAGTTCAACAGCCTGCCGAATATCGCGAAGAAGACCGCGCTCGCGCAGGGCGCGCAGTTTTCCCGGTAAAGTGCAAACGAGCGATGGTCTACCAGACCATCGCTCTTTGTAAATATGCCCTCCGCTCACCATGCGGAGAAAGGAGAAACCCATGGAAGACAAAGTCGTCAAAGGAACGGCGTCTTACGCGGGCGACGTGGAACCCATCCTCCCTGACGGTTGGAAGGAAGGGGACACTCTCGTCCCGGAGAGCACCGACGACCCGGATCAGATTCTTGCCGACGGGCAGGAAGAAGACCTCCTCGCCGGTCTCGAAGACGGAGACGCCAAGGCAGCGCCCGCTGACCCCACCAAGGTCAAGTCGAGCGAGGCCGAAGTTACCGACGCCGGTGCGACGCAGCAGACGGACACTCCCGACGGGGAGCCAAAGACTGAGGCGCGCACGCCGAGGAAGCTGACATTGAAGGTGAACCACAAGGAGGAGGAGATTGACCTCGATGCCATGAGCGACGAGGAGCTGACCGCCTTGCTCCAGAAGGGTCGCGCCTTCGACGCCATGAAGGACGCCGAGAACAAGCGGACTTTCAGGCAGGTGTATCAGGAGCAGATTGACGCAGGCATGACCGAAGCCGCGGCTCGCATGATCGCGAAGGACGCTGCGGAGGGCCACACCTACGCGCTGACGGATGAGGAGGAACAGCCCAAGGCGCCGACTCTCGTCGCTGAGCCCGAACACGAAGCCCCGAAGACCCGTGATCTCCGCGCCGAAGTGGAGCAGCTTCGCGCTCTCTATCCCGAAGTCAAAGAGTTCCCGGATGAAGTTGCGAAAGCCGTTTCGCAGGGCATCCCGGTACTCACGGCTTACCTTGCCTATCGGGAAAAGCAGAGCACCAAAACCGCCGCGTCCTTGCAGAAGGAAAACACCGTACTCAAACAGAACGCGGCTCGCACTGCCAAGGCGCCCGTGACGGGCGTCACCGGGGGTGGCTCGACCACTCAGAAGGCGCAGAGCGTCTTTGACAAGGCGTTCGACGCCGGTTTCAACTGGTAAGACCATCCCCGCGAAGGTGTGGCCGTGTTCACAATAAAGAAAGGAAATGTGAACTATGCCTACCTACAATTTCGCAAGCAAATTCTCCAACAAGGTAAGATCGTTTGCCCGCTGACGCAGTAATGCGCCAGATGAACCGACCAAAATCGGTGAAGGCTAAAGCAAGAAGTATTCATCAACATAACTGAATAAAGGTTGACGCATACTCGACTGCGTGGTATAATTCCCAGCAGGGGGTGATCCTGTGTCGGAATCTTTGACAATCGAGTATGTGCGAAACAAGACCAGAGAAATCTCAGCCTGTGAGCTTCTCTCGTCCGAATATAAGGGGAACCAAGTTGCCCTTCATTTCCGTTGTGCGTGCGGCGCTACGTTCTGGAGAACATGGAATGACTTTCAGGACAGAGGTCGTACCAGATGCAACGCCTGCGCGAAAAAGAAGCAGTACGCGGCGAAGCGCCTGTCCGGTGACGATGTGCGCGAACGGCTGAAGCAGCGCGGGTATGAATGGATCGACGGGGAATATGTGAACCAAAAGTCAAAGCTGCGTGTTCGCTGTAAATGCGGGCACGAGCGAACCGGCACATATTCCAATTTGATAGGCGAGTCGCATGAAGGGCTGTGCAGTACCTGCGCCCGTTCCGCATCGCAAAAGCTCGATATTCATCTCGTCGCTACAATATGCGAACTGGTTTACGGCATCGAGTGTCTTGAGAACACATGGACCGATGCAAAGACACTGATGCGGTTCCGGTGCCACTGCGGGAAGGAGTTCACGGCGTGCTGGAACAACGTGTGTTCCGGCGGGCAACGGCAGTGCGCGGATTGCTCCGGTGCTGTTTCTCGCGGCGAAAATGCGGTGCGGACATGGCTCGAAAAGCACGGGTATCAGTACGAGATGCAAAAGAGGTTTCCTGACTGTGCTGGAAAGAAGCCGTACCCGTTTGACTTCTTCCTTTCGGAGGAGAAGCTCTGCATTGAGTTTGACGGGGAACAGCACTTTCATCCCGTCGCTTTTGGAGGGGGTCAAGAGCGATTTGAGGAGATCAAGGCCCGTGACGCGGCGAAGGATGCGTACTGTGCGGCGAAGGGCTACCGTATGCTCCGCATCTCCTATAAAGATTTTTCAAGAGTTGATGAAATACTTTCTGCCATGCTAATACCGAGGTAAGCGTTCGTGTAACAGCGGACGCCACCGTAGAGCGTAGGGGCTGAAACTGCGAGTGCAGAATATAACGCCCCCAAGAGTGGCTGGCACCCGGCAGGGTGAAAATGTACGCCGACCTTACGGGAAACCGTAAGAAGCAGAGGATAAAAAGCCTCTGCGGTAACAAAGTGCGACGAGGCCTTCACCAAGGCGTCCCTCAAGCAGCTCGTGACCAACAACGACTACGAGTGGAACGGCGTTGACACCGTCAAGGTGTACAGCATCCCCGTGGTCGATCTGACCGACTACACCCGCAGCGGCTCCAACCGTTACGGCACGCCGGACGAGCTGGGCAACGCCACTCAGACCATGACGATCCGCAAGGATCGCGCCTGGACCTTCACCATCGACAAGCTGAACAAGAACCAGACCATGATGGTCATGGACGCTGGCAAGGCTGTCGCCCGCCAGCTCGCGCTCAAGGTGATCCCCGAGGTCGACGCCTACGTCTTCAACGAGATCGCCAAGGCCGCGCCCACCGGCCACAAGGACGCCACCGCTGCCACCAAGGCCAATGCGTATGAGCTCCTGCTCAACGCGCAGGAGGTCCTCGGCAACGCGAACGTGCCCGACGAGGGTCGTGTGGCTCTGGTCAGCTACAAGTTCGCCGGTCTGCTGAAGCAGAACACCAGCTTCATGCGTGACTGCGACACCACGCAGAACGCCCTCATCAAGGGCTCTCTTGGCATGGTCGATGGCCTGAAGATCATCATGGTGCCCGCTTCCCGTCTCCCGAGCGTGACCTCCGGCGGCACCACCACGGGTGCTGACTTCATCATCACCCACCCGATCGCGACCGTTGCGCCGACTGTGCTCTCTGAGTACAAGATTCACACGGACGCTCCCGGCATCTCCGGCTGGCTGTGCGAGGGCCGCATCTCCTACGATGCGTTCGTCCTCAACAACAAGGCGGACGCCATCTGGTATCAGGGCCCGGCGCTGTCCTGATCGACCAACCACAACGGAGGAGAGGTGCATTGAGTACCTCTCCTCCGCACCCTTAATTGAGAAAGGGCGATACCATGAACTACGGACAATTCAAGAACCGGGTGCTTATGCTGCTGAACCAGTACACCGTGGCGGGAACGCAGGTTCCCAGTTCGTACAACAATCAGCAGGACTATATCAACCGCATCCCCGCGCTCGCGAACGACGCCATGCGTGAGATCGCGACCACGATGCGGAAGATCCCCGCGCAGCTTGACCTCGCCGACCTCGAACCCGAGGACCTGGGCGAGATGCTGAGGTATGAGCTCCCGAGTGACTTTTATAATTTCAAATCCGGCGGCACGTCCATCACGACCGACGACGGCACGATCCTCCACACCAGCCGCTACAGCTACTACGGCAAGAAGTACATCCTCATCCCGAAGGCCGAGGCGGGGGATTACACGATCACCTATTTCCGTTATCCCACCGATCTGCCGGAGAAGCCGAGTGATGACGTGGAGCTTGACAACGAGGTCGAAACGCACGACGCGGCGGCGTACTACGTCGCGGCGTTCCTGGTCATCGACGACGACGCGTTTAAGTATGCGGCGTTCTACAACAAGTACGAGGACAAGCTCGCGAAGATGGGTCCGGGCACTTCGATTGAGATGTTGCCGGTGGCGGATGCTTACGGCTTCTATGACGACGGTATTTAAGGAGGCGCGCCCATGCGGGTCAATCTGAAAAATATGCCGAAGGCGCAGGAGACCTACGTGGTCGACTTCCCCAAGCTCAACGGCGGGTTGAACATCCGGGAGCTGAACTACCGGCTGGAGCCGAACCAGAGCCCCAATATGAAGAACCTGTGGTGGCAGGACGGTGTGCTTCAGTGCCGCGACGGGCAGAGATACCTCAGCGATTCAACGGCACTCGGAACGGGTTATGCCTGTGCGGAGGGCCTTTTTTGGGGCCACGCCTTCTTCCACATTGGCACGGCGATCTATGCCGCGGATATGCGGGAGGTCGAGGTCAACGGCGTCATTACCACGCCTGACTTCAGCTTCACGGCCATCGTGTCCAACGTGCCGGAGAACCGAGGCACATTCTTCCGCTATGACGCCTGTCTGTTCTACAAGAACCGTGGCGGGTTTTTCAAAATATCGCACAATGCCAGCGGTACACCGACGTTTACGGCGGTGGATATGAGCCAGCCTGTGAACGCCTGCACGCCTGTCATCGTGCTCAACGCCGACCCGGACAACGGCAGCGGGGACACGTACCAGCCGGAGAACCGGCTCAGTCCGCGCAAGACGGTGAAGTACAACGCCAAGAGCAACGTCCGCGCGTACCATTTGCCGGTGAAGGACATTGAAAAAATTTCCACTGACCCCGACCGTTACTGCATCGTGAAAATTCTGGAGTCCGGGCAGACCGAGCCTACGGAGAAGACGGAGGGAACAGACTACACGGTGAACGCCGAAACCGGCGTCATCACGTTTACGACCGCGCCGCCGGTGACGAATCCGCCGACGAACAATACGGTCGAGATCACATACTCCAAGGCGAACAATGACGCAAAGCAGTCGATCATGGACTGCACCTACGCGGCGGTCGCCGGGGAGGGTAAGAACCTTTGCATCCTGCTTGCGGGCTGTACGGCGCAGCCGAACGCGGTGTTCTGGAATGCGAACGATCAGACCGCCATGAACGCGGGCTACTACCCCATGCCGAACTACAATCGCTGCGGGGACGCCGATGAGCCGGTGACCGGCTTCGGTAAGCAGTACAACGACCTGATCCTGCTCAAGGAGAGCAGCGTCGGGAAGCTGGCGTTTTCCATTGAAACGGTCGACGGGCGCGACAGCATTTCGTTTACCTACGAAACGATCAATGCGCGTATCGGGTGCGACCTGCCGTGGACGATTCAGCTCATCGAGAACAACCTTGTGTTCTGCAATACGCACCGCGGCGTGCATCTGATCCAGTCCTCCAGCGCCGCGCTGGAGAACAATGTGGTGTGTATCAGCGAGAACGTGAACGGCTCCGGTGACCTCGGGCTTTTGCATGACGTGCGCGCCGCGGCGGTCACCGTCAGCGCGGACGACGATGCTCGGTACTGGCTGTGCGCCGGGGGGCACGTTTATGCCTGGGACTATGAGGTGAGCAGTTGGCAGAACCCGAGCTGGTTTTATTTCACAGAGATAAACGGCGTTGCGTTCTTCCATGATGACACGAACGGCCTGTATCACCTTGACGCGAGCGGGCGGGTCACGAAGTTCGAGCGCAGTTTCGCGGATTACCCGCATGATGTGGAGGTCAGTCCGGGGAAGTACAACCGCGTCGGCGACCCCATCGACAAGATATATACGTTCCCCACGCAGTACTTTGGCAGTTACGACCGGCTCAAGGACGTGCTGTATCTGCTCGTGACGGTGCGAAGCGACACGGACACCGAGGTCAAGCTGCGTTACGATACGGACTACGAGCGGCGCGTCGACCTGACGCCGATCCTCAGCTATGCGTGGCGCATCGCACCGCGCAATCTGGCGCATCGCAGTCTCGTGACGGCTCGTTACGGGCATGTGGCAAAGCGCGCGCCGAAGTGCAGGCACATCAGACATTTTTCGCTTACGCTCGGGAACAAGGTCTCCTTTGAGGACCTGGCTATCGTGAGCGCGCAAATCTATTACAGGTATCAAGGAAAGGAGCGGTGACGGATGGCAAACTACCCCGCAGACTTTGACTATAGCCGTGAGTGGACGGACGAAGAAGCGTTCCCGTCTGTCACGTATACAAAGAACTGGGAGAGCAGCGACGATTTCCCGACGATTGAGACCGACGAGACGCAGGTCCGCAAGGACATGCAGCAGCTCTACAACGAGATCAAGGACTACATCAACGGCACAAACGTGAGCCAACTGGACGAGGAGCACTCCTGGGAGGGCCACGGTCTGAAGCAGTACATGCAGGGCGCGGGCGCCGGAATCCTCGCGGAGGCGGATGACTATGCAATCCTCGCAAAGAGCTTCGCCATCGGCGGTACGGGCACCCGTACCGATATGGGCCATAACCTCGGCAATTTTACCGATCTCAGTCTTACGGCCGACACCACCTACTACATCAGACTCGGTGACGGTGTAGAAGTGAACCCCTACGTATATTATTCGTTTAGGACGGGCGGGGAGGCGGTCTCTATTGCCGACGGCTGGGCGGAGGCCGTCATCGCGGGAAATCCGAGAGACGTCAGTCAGATCAAGCTCGGCACCAACGGTACCGGGCCGGGGGTGGGAGCCTACCGGTTTGCTTTGACGCTTTACGAGGGAGCCCCCGGCTCTGTTCTCTTTGCCTGTACCGGCGACGGCGAAGTCATCAGTGAGGACGCAGATAACGCCCGGCACTATAAAGAACTCGCCGCAGCGTATATGTCAGTCACGTTTGAGGATAAAAGCGACGCCGCGGCGAGCGCGACTGAGGCGCAGAGCTACGCGAAAGGCGGCACATCCTCCCGCAGCGGAGAGGATACCGATAACGCGAAATACTACAAGGAGCAGGCTTCCGCAAGTGCAACGGCTGCGGCAACGAGCGAGACCAACGCCAGCAACTCCGCGACGGCGGCAAGCACGAGCGCGGGCGCGGCGTCGACGAGCGCCACGGCCGCTGCTGCGAGCGAGACCGCTGCGGGCAACAGCGCGACGACCGCAAGCACGAAGGCGGGTGAAGCGGCGGCGAGCGCGACTGCTGCTTCGGGCAGCGCGACGACCGCGACGAACAAGGCGGCCGCTGCGGCGGATTCTGCCACGGCGGCGGCGGGCAGCGCCTCCACGGCGACCACCAAGGCAAGCGACGCCTCCGCCTCCGCGACTGCTGCTTCGGAGAGCGCGACGACGGCGAGCACGAAGGCAGGCGAGGCTTCCGCGTCTGCGACGGCGGCGGCAAGCTCCGCAAACGCTGCCGATACTTCCGCCGAGAACGCGGAGGCGTGGAGCGTCGGCAAGCGCGACGGTCAGGACGTGCCGAGCACCGATCCGACGTACCACAACAACGCGAAGTATTGGAGCGAGCAGGCGGCGGCTGCGGCGGGCGGTATTAAGGTTGCGTCCGTAGCCCTCTCCGCCACATGGAACGACAGTGGACCGTATACGCAGACGGTGACGGTCTCCGGCGCGACCGCGAACAGCAAGATCGACTTGCAGCCGACGGCGGCGCAGCTCCAACAGCTCATTGACGACGGCGTGCAGGCGCTGTATATCAGCAACAACAACGGCACGCTGACGGCAACGGCGCTCGGCGCGGCTCCGACGGAGGCGCTTACGCTGCAATGCACGGTGACGGAGGTGACGGCATGATTATCGGAAATCCTATCACGCTCGGCGGCGGTGGCGGCGGCTATGAGATTCCGCAGTACGCGGTGTCGTTTGTCGGGGCTGGGGACTTTACTGTAAAAATCTACAATAATGCTGGTAAATGGGACGGAGTCGTTGAGTATTCGCTCGACGGAAAGACATGGTCGGTGTGGAACGGAACCCAAGTAAGCAGCAGAAACGGATTCATCGCGTTTCGCGGCACAGGAAACACAAAGTTTACAGGCGGTGATTTTTTCGGCTCTTTCAATATTACCGGAACGAATGTTATGTGTACCGGTAACATCGAGAATCTTCTTGACTGGCAGACCGTTCAGGCAGGCAACCATCCGACAATGGCTGATTATTGCTTTAACGCGTTATTCTACAGCTCGTTCTCCGTCTTGCTCACACCACCATCATTAGGTGCTGTCACGTTGACGAAGGGGTGCTATGCAAATATGTTTGCGGGATGTACCAAACTAGTTGAAGCCCCGGTATTGCCTGCTCTCACTCTGGCTGAAGAATGCTACAAGAATATGTTTTATAATTGCAGATTTGCGTCTGTTCCTGCTTTGCCAGCCACGACAATGGCGCCCAACTGCTACCAAGAAATGTTTATGAACTGTTCATCAATTACCATCGCTCCCTCGTTGAGTGCTGCTGCAACTTTGGCGGAAGGATGTTTTTCGGAAATGTTCAGCGGTTGTACCTCGTTGAAGCGCATCCCGAAACTGCCGGTAACAACTTTGGCGGATTATTGCTATTCCTATATGTTCGAGAATTGCACAAATGTGAAAATTTCTACAACAAACTCAAGCCCCTATACAAAAGCCTACCGCATTCCGGTCTCCGGCACAGGCGTTGACGCAACTGATGCGCTGACCGATATGTTCGCAGGCACCGGCGGCACGTTCGTCGGTACGCCGACCATCAACACGACCTACTACACGAACAACAATCCGGTCACTTAAAGGAGGCGCTCACCATGTATCTCATTCACAACCACACTGATAACACGACCTTCGAGGCAGACGCGATTGAAACCATCCGCGCGACGGACACCGGCTACGCGCCCGCCGGCGGCTATCTTGTTGACGGCTTCAACGCCTTTGTCTACCGCGACGGCGAAACCATCGTCACGCCGTTCGCCTTCGATGGACGCACGATGCACGGCACAGAGCCGACCGGCAGCTTCGAGGAAGTCCAAGAGGACGATGAAGCCGATGAAGAAGAAGAGGAGGAGGGCTGAGTGATGGAGAATCTTAACTGGACGGAGATCATCGTCGCGGCGTTCCTGCTCGCCGGCACGCTCTACGGACACTGGAAGACCGCGCAGACCAGCCGCGACAAGACGATCGAGGCGCTGCGCAAGGAGAACGGCGCGACGATGCAGGAGATCAAGGACGAGGTGCGCGGCATCCGCGAGGAATCGCAGGCGAAGGATGAGGAGCTGCACGCGGGCATGGAAATGCTCGCGCAGCGGACCGAGGGCGGCTTTGATATGATCCGCAAGGACGTCGCCCAGCTCTCCACGCGCGTTGAAAAGCACAACAACCTCATCGAGCGGACGTACAAGCTGGAGGAACAGACCGCGGTGCAATCGGAGCAGATCAAAGTCGCGAACCACCGGATCGAGGACCTTGAGAGGGCGGCAAAATGAAGGCGCCTAAGAAGCCGGGGCCTTGGAAGCGGCTCAAGGCGTGGCTGAAAAGCGTGCCGCACCTGTTCGCCAAGACGACGATCATCTACTGCATCATCTGCGCGACCGCTGCGTCGGCGTACGCGCTGCGCGCGCAGGCGCGCGGCATGAGCATGGAGGGACTGCTCGCCGTCGTGCTCGGCTTTTTCGGCGGCGAACTGCTCCTGCTCTGCCTCAAGACGGTACTGAAAAAAGATTTGGAACAAAAGGAGGAACCGAAGGATGAAGATTGACATGTTTGCGTTCGCGCTGCTGGTCGTGAGCACGCTCACGGGGCTCGTCGTGCAGGCGATCAAGGCGATGCTCGCCGAGAACCACATCGTGATGAAAAAGCCGAACACCGTCGCGGGGATCGTCGCGATCGTGCTGGCCGCGCTGCTCGGAGTCGGCTGGGTGCTCTACACCGGCGCGGTGTGGTCGGTGCAGCTCGTGCTGCTGCTCGTGGCGCTGGCGTTTTTGTCGTGGCTCTGCGCGATGCTCGGCTACGACAAGGTCATGCAGACGCTCGCCCAGCTCAAGAGGTGACGCCATGACGGGCAAAGCAATCCTCGCGACGGCGGCGCGCGAGATCGGCTATCACGAGAGAGCGGGCAAGCGCACAAAGTACGGCGAGTGGTACGGGCTCCAGGGCGAGCCGTGGTGCATGGAGTTCGTGCAGTGGGTGTATCACGAGTCAAGCGCGGACCTGCCGTTCAAGACACCGAGCTGCTCCGGGCTGCTGAACTGGTACAAGCGCAATCAGCCGGAGTGCGTCGTGAAAGACCCCGTGCCGGGCTGCATCGTCATTTTCGACTGGCCAAAGACGGCCTATGACACCGACCACACGGGCATTTTCGTGGGAAAGACCGCGACGCACATCACGACGATCGACGGCAACACGTCTGGCGGCAACGACTCGAACGGCGGCTGGGTGCAGCAGCGCACGCGCAAGCTCTCCTACGCAAACCCCGTCTACATAATCCCGCGGCAGCTCACACAGGAAGAGGAGGACGACATGAAGCGTTACAACACGATGAAGGAGATCAGCGACGGCGCGCCCTGGGCGACCGAGACCGTCGCCAAGCTGATCGAAAACGGCACGATCAAGGGCAGCGGCGCGCGGGACGCGCAGGGCAGGCCCGCGGACATGAACCTCTCGGAGGACATGCTGCGGCTGCTGGTTTGGAACGACCGCGCGGGGCTGTACAGATGAGCCACGTCATGGTGAAAAGGGCGGTGAAGAAGAAATGGGAACGTATAACGCGAACACCGGCTATAACGTAACAACTTTGATCAGGAAGGATGTGGTGCGGGTATGAAGGCTTCGGATGCGCTCAAGCTCGCGCTGAAGGTCAACTCGAAGGTCAATAAGACGATCGGTAAGCCCGCTGTAACACAGGAGGACGTGAGCAAGGCGGTCAAGTATATCAGCACGCCCCGAGACACAAAGACCGAGCCCACGACGCCCAAGACGCCCACGAACACCACGAACACCACGAACACCACGAACACCACGAGTCCGTACAACGCGAATACGAACTTCGCGAATGAGGAGAAGTATCTCAACAACCTCATTCAGCAGGGCGGCGGGAACGCGACGTGGGCGCGGCAGCAGCTCGGCGTGCTCAATCAGGCGAAGCAGATGTATACGACGCCGGCGACCCCGGCGCAGAAGACGGCGCCTGTCAGTACGGGCACGAACGTGGCCGCGACGATCAGCAAGGCTGACGCGGCGCGGTACGGCCAGATGTACGGTCTTCTGAGCGACTCGCAACTCCGCGCCAAGGCGGAGCAGAACAGCCGGGACTGGTTCGGGGCGAACGCGGCGACGCAGGAGGACCTGAACAAGCAGAACGCCTACATCAATCAGATGCTCGACGCGCGCAACGGGACGAGGACTACCTATGATTCGCAGACCGGCAAATGGACGGTCAACCCGTATGACGGGAGCTGGTACAACCCGTCCGTCTACAACCCCGCCAGCGAGGACAGCGCGCGGGCGAACGCCTATGCGGGGCTGCAATATGACAAGGAGAGCGGGACGGTCTACAACGCGTCGAACGGTCTGCCGGTCCAGACCGCGGGCGCCACCTACAGGTGGAACGACTGGACGACGGATAAAACCGATTACGCCGCGGGCGCACTTCAGGCGTCGAGCGAATGGGAGATCAAGGACTTGCTCGACAAGCGCAAGCGTAAGGCTGAAGCGCAGGGCATCGACATCTCCGGCAACGACCCGCGGTATCAGAGCAACGACGAAATCTACCGGCAGTGGAAAGAAAACACCGGCAAATATATCGGCAACAAGTTCAGCTCGTGGGACGGCACGGAAGGCTACGGCTACTATGGGGAGGACGAGAACGGCGACCACGGCTATTACGCTGACCCGGAGCATACAATCAAGCTCGCCAACGGCAACTGGGGTAAAAACCCGAACAACGGAGAGAGCCGCAGGACGACCAGCCGCACGGTTGCAGGCGGTAGTAGCTCCGGCGGGTACTCCTACGGCGGCCCTAGCAGTTACGGGGGGTACAACGGTGACAGCTATCAGTTCAACGGCGGGTACTCCGGCTATGCCCCCGATCTGACGAGCCTCCTCAATCAGTGGCTCAGTGCTGCACAGCGTCAGACGCAACTCTCTGCCGATTACGCAGTGCAGAAGGGAGTCAATGATTTGACCCGCGCCGAGCAGGACGCGCAGCAACAGTTCCAGACGCAGCGCAACCAGGTCAGCGCGGCGGAAGCGAAGGCGCTGGACAACCAGGCGCTCTACGCCGAGCGTCGGGGCGATCGCGGCGGCATCGGGGCGGCGCAGTACGACTCGGTGATGAACACGGCGGCGCAGAATCAGCTTGCGGTCAATCAGGCGCAGACCAAGCTCTCCACCGACACGGCGCGTCAGATCGCGGACCTGCGCGCGCGGGGCGAGTTCGAGAAAGCGGACAAACTGCTTCAGCTCTCGCAGACCTACCTTCAGCAGCTCATCCAGACGCAGCAGTGGGCGGCGGAGTATGGTCTGAGCGTGGCGCAGTTCCAGCAGCAGATCGACCAGTTCAACAAGAACTACGAGCTTCAGGTGGCAAACCTCCTCGGCAACTACCGGGGCTCCCCGACGCTCGCCGCGCAGAACCAGGCGTTCAATCAGTCGATGGCGCTGCGTTCGCAGGACTTTGACGAGGCGTACAAGAGCGCCAGTCTGACCGGCATCTACAACGGCGAGCCGACCTTGCAGGCGCGCGCCCAGCTTGCGGAGGCGGGCATCGCTTTGGCGCAGGCGGGCATCATGCCGAGCGCGAGCCAGATGGAGGCCATGCAGTCGCTCTACGGTTACGACGAGAGCGCGGTGAGCGGGTTGGTGCAGACGGCGAAGCTGGCGCAGCAGGCGGGCTACAGCACGTACCGCAACAGCGGATCGAGCGGCGGGCGAAACAACAGTGGCAGCGGCACCACCAAGGACACAGGCGTGCCGGACATCAAGACACAGACGAGCCAGTGGCTGGCGTACTACGGGTACGACAACTACGACGACGCCTATGACGCGCTGGTGATGCAGGGGATCGACGAGGACGTAGCCGACCGCAGAGCCAAGGCGTATGTACAGGCGATCACGCCGCAGGCGGCGGACTACGAGACCTACAAGGGCATTTACCGGACGCTGCTGGAGACCAAGCGGCAGAAGGGCGTCGCGGCGGCGCAGGCGAGATTCTACAATCTCTGCGCGGACGTGGAGCTCTCGGACTCGCAGCTCAAAGACCTGAAGAAACTGGTGGGACTCAATTAACGAAGGAGAGTCAGTATGATCGACTATGTGGCGGAGATGCGGAAAAAGAGACAGTCCGAGTCGGTGCGGCAGAGCATCGAAAAGGCGGACAGACTCGCGCAGCAGCAACAGAGTGTGTGGAACAGCATCCAGTCCAACCCGGAGGCGCGGAGCAACTTCAACAAGACCGTGGCCAACACCAAGTTCGGGTACGGAAACATCGACCTGACGAGCCGACCGAACTACTTCAACGACGACGGGAGCGTGTCGACCGTGCGGTCGATGAGCTTTTACGACGAGGACGAGGGCAAGGAAATCCTTGTGCCGACCATCGCCAGCATCAACGGAAAGGCGACGCTGCTCTCGGACGACGAGGCGCGCGAGCGGTACTACGCGACGGGGGAGCACCTCGGCAAGTTCGACACGCCCGAGAGCGCGACGGAGTACGCCGAGGCGCTGCACATGGCGCAGGCGGAACAGTACCAGCGTAAGCAGGCGCGGCGGAGCTTTGACTTTGACGAGGACGAGGGCATCTATCACTGGAACGGGCAGTCGTTCTCCTCGCGCGACGAGCTGACCGCGGCGATGAACGCGGCGGGCCTTGACAAGGACGAGCGGGTGGAGGTGGCGCGCAAGGCGCAGCGATCCGGTTCCGGCGTGGTACAGCACAACGACGTGTTCATGGGCACGGAGGAGCGTGCGCAGGCGCAGGAACGCGAACGGCTCGCCAGCTATGACCTGAACGCAGGACAGAAGAAGCTCGCGGAGCTGCAGGCACAGCTTCGTACCGAGCTTGCCAAGCCTTCGTCGGATCGGCTGGAGATCAGTCGGGGCCGCGGCAGGAGCGCGCAGGAGGCGTCGGCAGGGAGACTCGGCGGAAAGCGCGAGACGGTGCAACAGCTCCAGAATGACATCCGCACGCTGGAGCGCGAGCTGCAGCAGGCGGAGTACGTGCAGAAGGCAGAGGACTTCTACAGCGTGATGTCCAACGCGGACTTCGCGGAGACGGCGCGCCGCGGCAGGGCGAAGGCAGGCAACGACGTCGCCTATGCCATCACCCACGAGGAACAGCTCAAGCGCGAGGCGATGCAGAACGGGCACGCCAGCCGCAATATGCAGTACCTGTACATGACGCCGGAAGAGGTGGCCACGTACAGCTACTACTACGCGACGGATGAGAAGAAGGCCAAGGAGTACCTCGACTTCCTGAAGGAGACGCTCAATGCGCGCGAGGGCACGCAGATGGGTAAGAACATCCGTGACATTGACAATGCGTTCGGCCGCACGCTGCTGACGGGCGTCTACGGCGTGGGGGCCGGACTCGACCAGTTCGTCAGCGGCACGAAGCAGTTCTTCAGCTCTGACCGCCTGCCGACGAGCGCGACGCAGTTCGGCAGCGCGTACATCCGCGAAGACCTTGCGGACTCCGGCGCGAAGCTCCCCGACTGGATGGGCGGCGCGTCGACGGCGCAGGCAGGCTACGACTTCATCACCACGAGCGCGAACATGGCACCGAGCATCCTGCTGTCCGCCGTGACGGGCGGTCTCGGCGCGAGCGCCGCGGTCGCGCAGGGCGTGGGCGCTGCCTCGCTGGGCGTGGGCGCGGCGGGCAACGCTTACTCGCAGGCGCTGGCCGAAGGGTACACCAAGCGCGAGGCGCGGATGTATTCGACGCTGATCGGCGCAAGCGAGGCGTGCCTGCAGAACGTACTCGGCGGCGTGACCGCCCTCGGTACGTCGGCGCTGCGGACGCAGGGCGTCGAGACTCTGATTCGCAACATCGACAACTCGCTGCTGCGCATCGGCGCGAACCTCGGCGTGAATATGCTCTCCGAAGGTACGGAGGAATATCTGCAGGACATTCTGGAGCCCGTCTTCCGCAATATGTTCTTCGGTGAGAACAACGACGTGAAGTTCTGGACGCCGGAGGCGACCTACAGCTTCATCCTCGGCGCGCTGACCGCGGGACTGATGGACGGCATGAGCACGATCCGCACCGACGTGCAGGTTAACCGCATGGGCGCGCAGATCAAGGGCGAGCACGTGGCGGACAACCTCGTGGAGGCGTCGCTGCGGCTCGACCATGACACCGAGGCGTACCGGACGGCGGAGAAGATCAAGAACAAGACCCTCAAGGAGAACACGCACAACGTCGGCGAGCTGTTCCTGCAGTACGCGGAAGCGGGCGGAGACCTGAGCATCTTCGACGCAGGCGTGAACGACAAGGGCGGCATCGTCTTCAACGCCGGAACGGGCGGCGAGGACTACCAGCGCATGAAGGCGATCAACCGTGCCCGCGAGAGCGGACAGGTCGAGACCGAGAAGCTGGACGCCGTGGCCACGGACTACCTGAAGCTCGACCAGAACATGAACCTCGACACCGCGCAGAGCAAGGCAGACATCGTGCTGCGCTACATGAACGGCGAGGCGGTCGCGCCCAACGAAGCGCGCAAACTGAATCTGACGCAGGAGGGCTTCCGCAAGCTGTTCGAGACCTACACGGGCGTCACGCTGCCGGAGGACTTCAACCGACTGAGCCCGAAGGCGCAGATCGAAACGGTGCTCGCGCTGCAGCAGAACATCCCGACGCTGCAGCCCAAGGAGGTCTATGAGGCGGCGGCCACGCCCGATCTGAACCGGGTGTCGCCCGTCGACCGAAGCACTCTGCAGGAGAACGTCGCGCCGACGCAAACGCAGGACGGCCTGACCATCGACGGCTTTGCCCAGCTCTACCGCGCGACGGTGAACGCGGACGCGGACGACGCGGAGATCATGAGCGAGTTCCAGAAGTTCCTCGGCACGCTGCCGGGGGCGGAAGGGCTCGGCGAGAACGAGGCCGCGGCATGGCGGATGGTTCGCCAGCAGAACCTCGACGGCGTGACAATCCGCATGAACGGGCAGGACGTCGGCTTCGAGGAGTTCCGCCGCATGGCCATGCAGCAGCCCGGAGCGGATCAGGTGACGATGAGCGAGCTGCGCGAAGCGTTCCTTGACATTTCCCGCGCGCAGGGTAGAATTGATGATGCGACCTACAACGAGCTGATGGGAGGCATGGACAATGGCAGAAACGGTGTACACGATGCAGGACTACCGGGGCAACCCGGTGAGCGTACCGGAGAGCAAGCTGGACGAGTGGATGGCGCAGCAGGAGGAGCTGAAGGCGAATCCGCCGGAGCCGAAGGAGCCGTTCAAGCTGAGCGCGAAGGGGATGGAACAGTTCGACAAGGCGATGAACGAAGCACTCGCGCAGGCGCTCAGGCAGAAGCAGTCCGAGAGCTCGACCTGACCACGGAGGACGTGGCCCAGCGCGGCAAGAACCGCGAGCCGATGAAGGTGGTGGCCGAGGCCGACCGCGAGCGTGTATTCGAGGCGATCCCTGCCTTGCGCAAGCTGGACGAGGACGTGCGCAGGTACGGCGGAAAGCTCACCATGCTGCTCGGCGGGATCGACACGGGCAAGACCCGCGCCGACGGGACGAAGGTCTTCGCCGACGGGCGCTTCCGCGTGCAGGGCCGCGAGGTCGCGGTGCAGCTTGACAGCGACGCCTTCTCCGCGGAGAACCTCGGCGGGCATGAGCTGGCGCACCTGCGGTATCTGGCGGACAATGCGTACCGCGTGCTGTCCGACGGCTTTGCCGCGGGTCTGAGGGGCACCGAGATCGAGGACTTCGTGCGCGAGAACTACGACACCAAGGGCGGCCCGTACACGCCGATCTACGGACTCTACGCCGAAAAGAACTCGACGGACTTCTTCCAAGAGCTGCTCGCCGATCTGAGCGGCGACGTGAACCGTCAGGGCATGGACGCGGAGACCTTCGCCGCGCTGCGGGAGAGATACCTCAAGGCGGTGGAAGCGCTGGACGCGCAGCAGACTGCGGCGCAGGCGGCCGAGAACGCGGGAACACCGGAGGGCAGATACAGCATCGACTCGATGGCGGAGGCCGTGGGTCTGACCTTTGAGAAGGACGGACAGGTCACGGTGCTCAAGGACAGCAGCGGCAAGAGCGTTGACCGGGTGACCGAGGAGATGGTCGAGAAGTCTCCGCTCGGCGCGACGATCCAAGCAGGCGTGGACGGCGGGTACCTGACCGAGGAGAAGGCCAAAGAGCAGCGCAAGTTCTTCGCGGGGCTCTACAACCTGTTCCTCGACACGCAGGACATCGACCTCATTTGGGCAACGAGCAGCGCGACCGGGTTCCAGCCCATCGAGAGCGGGCCGCGCGAGGTGCCGAAGATCGGTAAGTCGAAGTCCCGGTTCTCCGGGTACACGGCAAACACCGATCCGCAGTACAGCTCGACCGTGGACTTCACGACCATTTGCCTGAAAACGCAGGCGGTCATCGACGCGATGAGCGAGACCATGAAGAAGCTGGGCCACGGCCTGACGGAGGACGAGATCGTCAACGTCGTCTATCGGAATACACACGAGGCAGGCGAGCCCGTGCCGTGCCCGGTGTGCTACGTCTTCTCCCGCTGGGTCGGTCTCGGCGGACTGTTCGACAACATGAAGATGCTGCAGGCGCGATATGAGAACGCGGACGAAAGCCTGATCCGCAGCGACATGGCGAAGCTGGAGAAGGAGATCGACAAGATCGCCGACGAGCGCGGCATCCGCGGCAGCAAGGCGCGGCAGGTTCTCCTCAAGACCGTGCAGACCGAGTACAATGCGTTGCAGGACAAGGTCACCCTCGGCAAGATTCAGGGCAAAGACCTGCTGAGCGCGGCGGAGCACAAGCAGCTTGACAAGCTGGAGCAGGAGCTGGGCTACCTCAACAACTGGTCGTGGCTGCAGGACGTCCGCCTGTCGGAGAACTATACGCCCGTGCCGGACAACGTGCTGTTCGACATCAATGCGGGCAAGACCTTCGCGGAGGACTACCCGGAAAGCTGGGCCTATCGCGTTTCCCGCGGCCCGGGCATGGGCAAGGCGGCCACCCCGTATGCGGACGCCCACCTCGGGCAGATCATGCGCGGCGCGGGTATGGATAAGAAGTCCCTGAACAAGCTCGGCGACAACACGAAGAACCCGTTCCTCAACACGAGCGCGCAGAACGGCACGCTCAACCGCACGGCGCGAGCGGCGCTGGACAAGAGCCGCAAGGCCGTGAAGCGGCAGAACCTGCTCAACGGGCAGCGGTTCCAGAGCACGAGCGACTTCCGCTTCGAGTATGCGCTGGACTACCTGCTGGCGTTCACGGAGATGCAGACGCTCGGCAGCAAGGTACAACTCTACACCAAGGTACCGGAGGCCGTGCCGATGTTCGCATCGGTGGGCGCGGAGAGCAACTGCAGCCTGATGCCGCGCGGCGAAGGCGTGGCAACCGACGCAAGCGGGAGGCGCGTGCTGGTGTTCAGCGACGTGACGGGCATGGCCCCGGAGGATGCCTTCCGCCTGAGCAACACCTACGACAACGTGCAGCCGATCCTCGTGACGGTGACGGACGAGCACACGAAGCTCGCCATGGCCGATCCGCGGATCACGTTCATCATCCCCTACCACGCCAGCGGAGCGAGTGAGGGGCGCTACGCGGCGCTGATGGACGTCGTAGGCGAGAGCATCGGCAAGCGCGACGACTACACACTCTATCAGACCGACCACGAAGACCTGAACGCGACGAGCGAGCAGAAGGCCGCACGCGATGTGCGCTATCGCCTGCTGATCGGTGAGCTGGGCTCCCCGACGGCGGAGGAGCGGGAGATCGTGCGCGGCAACCCGATCCTCAACGAGCTCTACAAGCGGTTTTACGGCACCGATGTGGACGGGAAGCAGAGCCCCATCGACCCGCGCTACCTGCCCCCGGAGAGTCGGGCGGAGAACAACACCTACCGCGACCCGGAGTGCTATGGCTCGTTCCTGAAAAAGGATCAGGCCGAGCACATCATGCCGTTTGAATACTGGGATCGCACGTCGACCATCGAAGATGCCGACGAGCAGGGCAAGGCGTTCGCGGACTACTGCGAGTCGCTCGGCCTGCACCCGAGGTTCTCCGGCTGGGACGCCAAGGGCAACTACAACGCGGAGAAGGACTTCACGCAGGTGCCCGGGTACTGGAAGACGCTGGGTGACCGCCGACTCTACAACCGCGACGGCACGTATCATGAGCAGAAGGCCATCGACGTGACGAACTTCGACGCGGACTATCTGTTCCGCGACAAGGCGTCGGAGGGCGTAACCAAGCCGTCCCGGGCGAACAACCCCGCGCTGACGCAGGAGATCGCCGAGAAGAGCGCACGCGAGATCGCGCAGGCACGAGGCGAGCAGTACAGCGTGGCGCAGAGCACCGACAGTCAGGGACGCGAGCTCACCGAGGCGCAGCAGACCTACTTCGCCGAGAGCAAGGTGCGCGATGACGAGGGACACCTCGTTCCGGTTTATCACGGGACTCCGGCCGGAGGGTTCAACACCTTCCAGATGCCGCAGTTCCTCTCGAAGCTGATGTCGTCCTACGGCGGCGGGTTCTACTTCACCACGAACAAGCTGCAGGCGGAGCAGTACACCAAGCCCGTCAACAAGAGCAAGCCCAAGGGCGCGCGCAAGAAGGTCTACGAGGCGTACCTCAACATCACCAACCCGCTGGAGCTGAACAGGTTCGACCGGGAAATCAAGATCACGCCGGATCAGCTTCGTGAGCTGGTGAAGCGCGGCGACCGCGAGTGGTTCAAGACCAATGGCATGGCGTTCGACGCACACGTCAGCAAGGAGGACGCCGCAAAGATGAGCTTCGACGAGCTGGTCGACGCCTACGTGGACTACCAGTTCAAGCACTCCTACTACACGGAGGACATCCTCTCCGAGCTCGTCGCGGCCTACAACGGCGGGAGCAACGCGCTGCTCGACGCGATGCACGATGTGCTCGGGTATGACGGCGTCAAGTACACCTACCACCCGGACAACATCTTCTACGTGGCGTGGGCGCAGAACCAGATCAAGAACGTCAACAACCTCAATCCGACCGAGGACACGGACATCCGTTACAGCGTGGCGGGCTGGAGTGCCGACAAGGCCGACATGAACACCATGTGGGACGCGCAGCAGATGGATCAGCGCGGCGAGGACATGAAGGACATCTGGCGCACGACAGGCTGGTGGAAGGGCAAGGACGGCAAGTGGCGCTTCGAGATCGACGACAGTCAGATGACCTTCCACCCGGAAAAGTTCAGGGGCAAGAAGCAGATGGAGCTGCAGGACGTGCTGGATCACGACCTGCTGTACCAGAACTACCCGATGCTCCGCCACGTGAAGGTCGACATGAACCTGCCCACCAGCAAGGCGGCCGACGGACAGCACAGAAAAGGCGAGATCAGCCTGAAGGCGGGGCTCTCCCCCGAGGAGACGTCGAAGGCGCTCATCCATGAGATTCAGCATGAGATTCAGGACATCGAGAACTTCGCCAAGGGAGCGAACGCCGAGGTGGCGTACCGTGACCTCTTCGTGGACACGGTGTCCGACATCTGGAAGAACGATCCCGCCACGGCGCAGAGCATCTCCAAGCTCAAGACCTACGCAGGGCGCATCAACCGTATCGAGCGGGAGATGGCAAAGCGCGAAGCGCGGAAGAGCGACCCGAGTCTCCCCTTTGAATACCGGATGTTCGGGGCGATGTTTGACCGCTACCAGAGCGCCATCGGCGAGCAGGAGGCACGCTCGACCGCGGATCGTCTCAACATGAACGCCGCGCAGCGGGCGGCCGAGGCTCCGTACCTCGCGCAGGATGGTCTTCTCGCAGACGAGAACACCAGCCTGCAGACGAAGCTGAAGTTCTACCGACTCCACAAAGCGCTCGGCGCGCCTGTCACGAAGGACGGGAAAGTCAAGGTTGACAAGATCGCACGCCGCGGGTATGATCTAATCAGAAACTCGTGGGGGTGGGGAAATGGACAGCTTGACCTCAACCAAGATTTTGACAGACGTGAGCAAGGCGCTCTCGGAAACAGCATCGGAGATGCCTTTGACATCGGAGGCGCTGAAGAGTATGCCTCCCGAGACACATCAGGGCCCGACGAAGTTCCCCTCGTCACCGATCTTCAGGGACTGTCGGGGCTGATCCGCGACGCCCTGCAACAGAATACCAACGCCGAAGCATCTGCAGTCGCAGGTGCTTCTTCTATGCCCGAGATCGCGCCGGACGCCGCCGTGGAACGCTACGAGCAGGCGACGCCCGTGCAGAAGCGCGCCATGACCCGCAGCGACCTCGCCTACATGGAGCGCAATCCCAACTCCTACCGCGACAGCAGCTCCGGCGAGGACGTCCGCTATTCCGTTTCCCCGGACGCGCAGGATAATTTCCATCCCCTGCGTAACGAGAACGGCGAGATCAAGTACGTCTACAAGGCGTTCTACGCGAGAGACGGAAAGCTCTATCCGCCGATGGTGTCCAACATCAGCGACGTGAAGAACGCCGTCAGCAAGCCCGTGAGCGGGACGATGCGCGGACTCGACACCCCGGTCGGCATCGTGCTGACCGCGGACGTGGGCAAGCTGGGGCGCGGCGCTGAGGGCGAGCTGATCCGCAACAGCCGCGGACGGCTGGTCGTGGTCAACGACAAGGGCGGCGGCACGCTGGCGTTCCGCCCGGGCTGGCACCTCGGCGAGTGGCCGGACGCGAAGCAGTTCAACAAGAACAGCCCGCTCGGCCCGAGGACGGTCATGCCGGATGCGCTGGTCTTCGCCAAGTGCGAGATCGCAGGCGACGTGGACTACCAGCTTCAGGCGATGTCGCTGGGCGTGAAGGAGAATGGCAAGTACGACCGCACGCAGGCGGGCCTGCCGCGCATCCCGACCAACGGGTACTACAAGTACCGCACCAACCCCGACCCGCAGACCGCTCCGTGGTATATCGCGGGGGCCATGCGGATCGTGGAAATCCTCGACGACGCGGACTGCGCGGAAATCTGCGCGCAGTATGGCGTGACGCCGAGCCCCCGTGAGAGCGGCAAGCCGATCCGTCTGGAGGACTACGGCCTCAAGCGCGGCCCGGTGACCGCGGTGGAAGACATCACGCCCTATACGAAGAACGAGGCAGCGACAGCGAACGAGCAGGAGCTGCGGCAGGCGCTGAACGATCCTGCCTACGCCGATGCCTACGTCGGGCGGACGATCAACTTCGACGACCCGGAGATCATCGCGGAGCTCAAGCGCAACAGGCAGGACATCGACCGCTACCGCGCGCTCGCCGAGGGCGGGGACTACACCAACTGGCGCGGCGAAGACGAGCGGTTCAGCGTCGCGGACAAGGACTACAACAAGACCGCGCTGCTGCAGGAGTCTACAGTCGATCAGTACCTCAAGGACTACGCAGCGCCCAGCTCCCCAAACTACGCGCAGGCGTATATCGCATGGATGAGCCCGAAGGAGTTCCTCGACCTCACGACCTCTCGTCAGGGACGCGCGAGGATCGACAGCGAGACCACACCGCTGGACGTCGATGGTTTCGGCGAGGCAACGCGGCACCAGCCGTTCCAGCTCAGGATCGACCATGAGACCGGAGAGATCAACGGACACGAGGGACGGCACCGCGCGAACGCCCTGCTGCGCGCAGGCGTGGAGCGCATCCCGGTGCTGATGTTTGACAGCAGCAACAAGTACGACAAGGCCCCGATCAGTGAGCTGGTGCTCAAGGGTCAGGACTTTGGCAGCAATCGTTCCACCGCAGAGGTGACGGCCCGAGACCTGATCCCGCTGAACTACGCCAACCGCGACGAGATCGTCAAGGCGTTCGGCACGCAGCCGACGCTGGAGCGGATGAACGAGCGGTACAACGGCGCGGAGACGGTGCGGTACAGCGTGAGCCCGGAGACCGAGGCCAAGTATGACGAAGCGGTTTCGTCCGACAACATGGACGAAGCGCAGCGTCTGGTGGACGAAGCGGCGGAAGCGGCGATGCCGGAGAGCAAGATTCGCGGTGAAGACGGGAAGCTGCTCAAGGTCTACCACGGAACGAAGGACGACTTCAATGTGTTCGACGTGACCGTGAAGGGCGGAACCAACGGAACGGCGGAAGGCTTTGGCATCTACACGTCGCCCAGCCAAAAGGTGACCCGGAACTACGGCGAACGGCAGATCGGGATGTATGCGGACATCAGGCATCCCGCCAGAAACGACCAGAAGACCCTCAGCCCGCGGACGCTGAAGGCGCTCATCAAGAGCACCTGCGAGTCCGAGGCCAAGGTGATGATGGAAGACGGCGGGTACGACAGACTTACCGACGCCCTGCGCGACACGTGGATTTCCAACTACGTGAACACCTACGACGCCGGAAGCATGGACGCCGCCTACACCGAAGTCGCCCGCAGCATCCTCCAGATGAACGAAAGCGATATGGGCGTGATCCAAGAGGTCATGGCAGGCATGGGCATCCGTGACTACGACGACGCGCTCGCGTTCTACCGTGAGTCCCTCACCCCGGTGACGGGGATCGACGGGTTTGCAACGGAGTGGAACGACCGAGAAACCGGAAAGGGCATCCCGGTGATCCTCGCCTTGGAGTCCAGCCAACTGAAGAAGGCCGACCCGGTTACCTACGACGACGCCGGAAACGTGATCCCGCTGAACAAGCGATTCAACACCGAAGACGAGGACATCCGCTACAGCGTCAGCCCGGAGCTGAAGCAGTGGTTCGAGCTGCAGAAGCAGTACGGCACGATGCCGGAGTCCAAGGGCTCCGTGAGAGCCGCTGAGGTACCCCAGCGCACCGAGAAAGACAACCGGGTATCTCGTACCGCCGCGACCGTCATGGGCGCAGAGGCGACGCCTGAGCGCCGTCTGGACACCATCGCGCAGGCCGTCGTCGACGGCAAGCTCTCCTATGAGCCGATCCCCAACAAGCTCGCCGAGAACCGGGCCCGCAACAAGCTCAAGCTGCGCGGGTGGAATGACTCGGTGCGCGAGTGGAAGGAAGCAGTGGAGCAGGGACGCAGCGGCGCAGACCTCGTGGCGATGGGCGCGACGCTCCTCAATAATGCCGGAAACAGCGAAGCCTCCGGCGAGGAGTACGTCGACCTGCTGACCACGTACAGCGACCTGCTGCGGCGCTCCGGTCAGGCGGTGCAGGCAGCGAAAATCCTGCAGAAGCTGACGCCGGAGGGCAGGCTCTACGGCATCCAGAAGACCATCGACAAGATGAACCAGAAGGCCATGCAGAAAGCGAAGGCCGGGGACTTCGATCCGACGACGGGCGAGTTCAACGGCATCACGCTTGACCCGGGTCTCGTGGAGGCGTTCAACAACGCGAAGACCGACGAAGAGCGAAACGAGATCATCGACCGCATGGCGCAGGATGTGGCGAACAAGACCAAGACTACAGCGTGGGATCGCCTGACGGCGTGGCGCTACCTCAATATGCTCGGCAACTTCCGCACGCAGGTGCGCAACATCCTCGGCAACGCCGGGTTCCAGCCTGCGCGTATGCTGAAGGACTCTGTGGTGGGCCTTACCGAGGCTGCGCTGCAGGCGACGGGCGCAAAGGTAGACCGCACCTCCTCCGTGCTGCGTGATGCGGCGACGTGGAAGGCGGCCGGGGACATCTTCAAGGAGTATCAGGACGCGATCCTCGCGGGCGGCAAGTATCAGGACGACACGGGCACCGACTTCGCCGGACTGGTCGATGACAAGCGCCGCATCTTCGGCAACACCAAGTACAAGCTCTGGAACAAGACGGTCGGCGCGGCGCTGGAAGGCTACCGCAAGGGAACCAACTGGGCGATGGATCAGGGCGACGCACTGTTCTGCAGCTTCACGTTCCGCGACTCCCTCGCCCGCTTCATGGCGGCCAACCACACCACGTGGGACAAGGCGTCTGAGGAGTTGCGCACGCGTGGCGTCAACAAGGCGATCCGCGACGCAGCCGAGGCGACCTACCGCGACAACAACACTATCGCAACCTTCCTCTCCCGCGCGGCGCGCGGTGAGAATACGCCTGCCATCTTCAAGGTGCTGGGCGAGGGCGTGATGCCCTTCCGCAAGACCCCGGCGAACATCCTGATGCGCTCCTATGAGTACAGCCCGCTGTCGATCATCGGCAACACGATCACGGATATTCAGGCCGCGACTGGCCGCAAGACCGTGAGCGCGAACGAGATCATTGAGCAGTGGGCCAAGACCTTCACGGGAACCGGACTCGTCGCCCTCGGCTACGCGCTGGCGTCGATGGGCAAGCTCATCGGCAAGGCCCCCGACGACGACAAGGACAAGGCGCTGTTCGACCAGCAGGGTTATCAGGCGTACTCCCTCCTCCACAACGGGCACACGTACACCCTCGACTGGGCGGCCCCGGAGGCGATCCCCCTGTTCCTCGGCGCGAACATCGCGCAGGAGGGACTGGAGAACGGACTGTCGCTCAAGGACGGCCTTGACGCGATCATGGCCATCGGCGATCCGCTGTTCGAGATGTCGATGCTGCAGGGTGTCAACGACGCGCTGGAGAGCGTGGGCACGTATGGCGTGCAGAACGCGCTGGTGTCCTTCGTGGCCAACGCCGCGATGAGCTACGCCTCGCAGTTCGGCTCCAGCACGCTCGCCGGACAGATCGAGCGTGCCTCGGACAACACCCGGATGCAGACCTACGTCGACAAGAACGACACGCTCCCGGTGGAGCTGCAGAGGCAGGCGGGCAAGTTCAGCGCGAAGACCCCGGGCTGGGACTACAACCAGATTCCCTATATCGACGCATGGGGCGACATGCAGAACAACGCCGACACGGAGACGTGGAACGTCATCACGCAGCTCTTCTCCCCGAGCTATGTCTCCAAGGTGGAGCAGACGGAAACGCTCAACGAGCTCAGCCGTCTCTATGACGCCACTGGCGTGAGCGGCGTGATCCTCGACCGGGCGGACAAATACTTCACCGTCGACGGTGAACGCAAAGACCTGACCGCCAGCGAGTATCTCACCTACGCGATCACCCGCGGACAGACCGCCAAGCGCACGCTGGCCGACCTGTTCGCCAGCCCCGAGTACCGGGCGATGAGCGACGACGAGAAGGTGACCGCGGTGAGCAAGGTCTACGACTACGCGAACCAGCAGGCAAAGGCAGCGGTGAGCAGCTACGAGCCGGATAGCTGGATCGACAAGATGACGACCGGAGCCGAGGAGCACGGGATCAGCGAGGCCACCTACACGAGCCTCTACACGCAGACCAAGGACATCGTCAGCCTGAAGGACAAGAACGGAGACACGGTCTCCAACAGCAAGAGCCTGCAGATCATGGCGAAGATTTATGCGACGCCGGGTCTGGACAAGGATCAGATTCAGTACCTCGCCGAGTGTCTCGGCGTGGGCAAGACGGTTCGCGGCTACAGCGAGAGGATCGTCAACCGCAAGCTCGACGTGATGCTGCGGCAGTACGGCCAGTACAACTAAGCGAGAGAACGCCGTCCGGGCTACCGGGCGGCGTTCTTCTTTTGCCCTTTACAAAGGTGTGATAAACTGTTATAATCTTCGTAAAGGCTTTTCAGTTGTCAAAACTACATGGTTTTGTGAGATGTTCCAATTCTACCCGAGAAATCTGCTGTTATGTCAACTACAATTTGTTATAAATGACGGGTTGTGCAAGTTGTCGGTTGCCGTTTGGTTGCCAACTTCAGGACATGAAACCGCTGCCAGCCCTTTAGCGGAGCGGGCTGCGAGAACCGTTCGGTGCTTGCTTGACGTGCATGGGGTCACAGGTTCGAGTCCTGTACCGCGCACCAGAATATACCCGGAAACAGGTTAGTTTCCGGGTATTTTTCTGACTTTTTCCCGGAATTGCGTTTCGGCGTTTTGCACAATCGCGTGTCATTTTATAACACTTTATAACGCTTTTGGTTGCCATTGGTTGCCAAAACCGAGTCCGCGAACCCGCTGACAGAACGGGTTCGCGGACTTTTATGTCAAGCTGTGGTTGCCACGCTCGCCGGGGCGAGGTAGTCGAGGGCGGTGCAGACCTGTGTGTGGGTCTCCGCGGCGCGCTGTTTGTTGCGGTAGTGCGTGTAGATGCGGAGCGTCATCTCCGGCTTCTTGTGGCCCGCGAGGTACTGCACCTGCTTGAGGTCGAGACCCTTCTCAAAGAGCTTCGTGATGTAGGTATGCCTGAGCTGGTGGGGATGGACGTCAAAGTCGAGGATCACCTTGACGCCGCCGTAAGTCTCGCCGAGCTCACGCGGCGTCCGGCCCTTGCCGACGGTGCGGCGCTCCACGTTCGACCACAGGGATCGGAAGGCGCTCTTGGAGAGGCTCTCCCCGTTGCTCATGCAGACGACGAACGGGGACGTGGACGTCTCCTTCAGGCTGAGCAGGTGCTCCGTGAGATGCTGGCTCATAGGGAGGTTGCGGTGCGCAGCCTCTGTCTTCAGGAGCTCGGTGACCGGGGCATCGGGCTTGTTCATCTCGAAGGACTTGTTGTGCGTGACTGTGATGATGCGCTTGTCGAAGTCGATGTCGTCCCACATGAGACCGATGATCTCGCCACGGCGCATCCCGGTGGCCAGCGCGATCAGGCAGAAGGTATAGGCCCGGGTACCCTCCAGAGCGGTCAGCAGGCGCTGCGCCTGTTCGTCGGTCAGGGGCTCTTCTTCCTCGGGCTCCTCCGCGGAGATGCCCATGTCCTTGCGGATCGGGGACTTGACGATCAGGCCGTCCTCAACCGCAGCGGTGAGGATGTTGCGCAGGAGACCGAAGCACTTGGTCTGCAGGCTCTTGCTGTACGGCGCGATGTTGTTGAGGAACAACTGCACGTCTGTGGGCCGGATGTCCTTGATGCGAAGGCCGTCGAAGAACGGGAGCACGTGCGTGTTGAGCTGGGTCTCCAGAATTGCGTAGCTGCTGGGGCGGATCATCGCCTTCTTGTAGATCGGGAGCCACGCCTTCGCGTAGTCCGAGAACAGAGTCTCGTCGGTGATGTCCACGCCTGCGCGCATCTCGACTCTGGCGCGGAAAATCTTTTCGTCCAATTCCTCCTTCGTCCTGCCGCTCACGTACACGCGCTTGCCTGCGGGCGTGGTGATGTGGGTCGCGTACTTCTGCGGGGCGGTTTTCTTCGTCGCCATGATATTTCCTCCTTGCAATTTTGCAGTTTCTCGGGTAGAATGGAGGAGCAAACAGTGCTCCTTTCTGATACGTGGGTGTTGATGATTGAATATTGTTTGCGCGCCGCTTCGGTATGCCAGTACCGGAGCGGCATTTTTTATGCCGTGATCCTGTCGAGGATCGCCCGCGCCGCGAGGTCGTCCTGCTTTTCCCAGTAGTCCGCCGGGTCGATCTCACCGAGGCCGCTGTCTCCCGGGCAGGTGACCTCGGCACCCGGCTCCAGCGCTGCGATCCTGCCGTCCTCGACGGTCAGCAGGAGACTCGTGGAGAGTGTCCAGTTCTGCTCCTCGCCTTCCGCTTCATCGTCATAAGGACGGATGCCGAGCGGCAGCTCGTAGCTGTCGGAGTCCCGGTACCGGGGATCGGTGACGGGCTTTCCGTAGTAGTCCTTGAGAAACATGACGCACCTCCTTGTCATCATCATATTCCCTGCTGAGGGAATTGTCAATGCCCTCTTTTACGTTTCGATGTTGTATTTACGAATGACGTCTCCGTTGTCTTTGCACCACTGCTCCAGCTCATCCTCATCAAAAGTATTGAGGATTGCCATGTAACCATCCCGGAAGCCTTCGCTGTAGCCCTCCTTGCGACCGTCGTCCCGGCCGTCGCTATACCCGTGGTCGTATTCAGAACTCGATCCCGCTCCGCCGAAGAAGCATCCGGTCAGGCCGAAAACAATCAGGGCGGAAAGAATGAAACAGCACAGCCTTCTCATTATTCTCACCTCTCGGGGCCGTCAATGATGATCGCGGATGGGCAGTAGCGCGCAGGGTGGAATGGGTTGCCGCTGGCCATCTCAAGATGGGAGACCGCCTCGGCACGCCAGAAGGGTTTGATGACATCCGGCTGTGGGAGCTCGCGGTAGACCTCGTTGCGCTCAATGGACGCCCGGTACTTCTGGAGCACCGCGACGCGGGTCTCCGCGCAGGCGGCGGACACGCCGCAGAGATAGGCGAGGGTGCGCGGGTTGAGGTACTTCGGGTCTTCCTTATAAAAGAACTGCGGCTGACTGATGAGAAGTCCGGCAGCGGTTCGTGCCTCCTCCTCGTAGCGGTTGTAGGTCTTCGGGTCGTAGTCCTGCGAAAAAACATTGAACCGGGCGTCCCACAGATGGCCGAGCAAGTAGTGCCCGACCTCCTCGCAGATCGTGAACCGGGCCCGGTCGGAGGGGGCGAAGTCGTTGTAGCCGATCCTCACCCGGCCGTTGTACGACATGACCACACCGTCCTCGTTGCCCCACACCTCGAACACCTGCTTCGCTGTGAGGTTTGCATTGATACAGAGCTTGGAGAGCGGTACCAGCTCGATCCCGAGGCGGGAGCACACGCCATACGTGGAAAGCGGCAACGTCAGGAGATCGTGCCGGATCATCGTCGTGAAGACCGTGGTATAGATTTCCTGCAGTCGTGCTTCCTTAATCATGTGAACGCCTCCGGGAACATCGCCATCGCCACCGCGCGGAGCTTCTCGGCCTGCTCCGGGGTCATCTTCGTGCCAGCGCGGGCGATCATGCGGATGTCTGGATTCTGCAGGGCCTGCTCCATCTCCTCCGCCTCTTTGTTGGCGCGCAGGATTTCATTGAGCAGGTCTGGATCATCGTTTGTGTTCGGGTCGTCTGTTATCCCCATCAGGTAGGCCGGGGTGGTCTGCAGAGCCTCAGCGAGATTCTGCAGCACCATGAAGGGCATATCTTCAATCGCGTCCGACTCATATCTATAAATGGTGACCCGGTTCTTGCCGAGCCTGTTGGCAAGTTCCTGCACCGAGATACCGAGGTCGCGGCGACGATCCCGTATTCTTTTGCCAGTCGTAGAGGCCACAACCATCCCTCCCTTGCTTCGCAAGCATACCATAGTATTTGCAAAATTGCAACACTTATTTTGCGATTTGGAAAAAATATTTGCACGAAATGCAACTTTGCTATTGACAAATGCGAAACAGTCTGCTACCATGACCATGTTGCATGAAACGCATCATCTTGTTGGCAACCCGGGAGAGGAGGTGAAGATATGGTGGAACTGCGCAAGCTCAAGGCAAAGATGGTGGAGCGTGATGTCACCGCAGCCGAGCTGGCAAAGGCGCTGGAGGTGGACACGAGCACGCTCTACCGCAAATTTCAGAACGCCGAAAAGCTGACGGTTCGGGACGTCCGAAAAATGTCGGAGGTCTTGACGCTGTCGGCAGACGACATCACGGCAATTTTTTTCGCCCCAGATGTTGCATGAAATGCAACACTAACGGGTGAGAGGAGGCAAGGACATGGACAACACGACCGCCTTCACCATCGACCAGCTTGCCGAACGCTGGCAGTGCAGCCCGAACCAGCTCTACATCATGCTGCGCGAGGGAAAACTCACCGCCTTCCGCATCGGCGGTCTGGTGCGCGTGAGCGGCGCAGAGGTGGAGCGCATCGAAACGACACCCTATGAAGTCAACACCCACAAAACACAAAGGAACAGGAGAACCAAGGTATGAAGCGAGGAGAAATCTACTACATCGACATCCCGTTCTACACGGGCAGCGAGATGACGAAGGATCGCCCCGGCGTGATCGTGAGCTGCGACGCGCTGAACAACACAAGCCCCGTGGTCACGGTCGTGTATCTGACCGCCACCGCGAAGCGCATGACCCCGGGTCACGTGGTGATCCAGAGCGCGCACCGTTTGTCGACCGCCCTGTGCGAGCAGGTTTACACCGTCGACAAGTCCCGTATCGGCGACTACGTCGGCAAGGTGTCGGAGGATGAGATGGCAAACATCGACCAAGCGATCTGCCGCACGCTCTCGCTCCCGTGGCCGGGAGAGCCGGACGAAGACGAGGACGTCAACTTCCTCAGCGCGGAGGACGTGAAGCTGTCCGTCGAGGTACAGGCGGAGCGCGACCGTCTGCAGGCGGAGCTGGGGGTTTACAAGAACCTCTACGAGAGCCTGCTGGATCGGCTAACCAACAAGGTCTGACGGTTTACAAACCAGACAGATACATCAACACCCACATATCAGAAAGGAGCAAAGCATGGACAACAGCAAGATCATTCAGGTTCTGGAGGCCAACGAGCGGCAGCTCGTCGGGCTGATGGAGGAGGCCAACCCCGCGACGTCGGACTACACGACGATGATGGAAAACCTCATCCGCTCCCGCAGCCTCGCCACGGCGCTTCAGCGTCACCCCAACCCCTACGTTATGCCGGAGATGATGAACGTCGACCCGGAAGCCGCGAAGCAGCAGAAGGAGGACGCCATCAAGTCCGTCATCAGCGCGGCGAAGAAGGCAAAGACCAACAAGCCTGCGGAGGAGCCCAAGACCGAGGAGCCCAAGGCCGAGCAGGCTGACGGCGGCAGGGCTGCTGAGGGAGATGAGGCCGACGCTGACACCGAGACGGCCCCGGAGCCGCAGCCCGGTGGAGAAGTGAAGCCCTGCCCGAAGCCGGAGCACAAGCTCACGAAGGCCGAGGTGCGCACCGCTCTCTCCGCCTACGCCAACGCGGGAGCCGACGTGGCCACCGTGATGCAGGGCATGGGCTACGCGAAGCTCAGCGACGTGCCGGAGGACAAGTACCCGGAGCTGCTGGAGGCAGCGAAGAAGGCGGTGCAGTGATATGCCGCCCGTAATGCACAGCGTTCTCGGCGCGAGCGGCGCGCACCGCTGGCTGGCCTGCCCTCCGTCCGCGAGGCTCGGCGAGCGACTGCTGGCGCGGTTCGGTCAGCCCGAGAGCCCCTATGCCGCGGAAGGCACCAAGGCTCACGCGCTCGGTGAACTGAAGATCAGGTACGACCTCTGGCGCGCGGACAAGATGACCGCGGCCAAGCACGGCGCGATGAGCGAGGCGGAGCGCGCCGCGTATCAGGGGATCAACGTCAACCGCTACAAGGCGCTCCGCAAGGAGCTCGGAGACATCCCGGAGGACATGGAGAACGCGACGGACACCTACTCCGACGTGGTGCTGGAGCGGCTCGAAAAGCACGAGGGCAGACAGCTCTTCCTCGAACAGCGCGTGGACTACTCCGACTGGGTGCCCGGGGGCTTCGGCACAGCAGACTGCATCATTGTCAGCGACGACCTGCTTGAGGTCATCGACTACAAGCACGGCGTAGGCGTGCCCGTGGCGGCAGAGGACAACCCGCAGCTCCGGCTCTACGCGCTCGGCGCGTACAGGCGCTTCGCCCCACTCTACGACTTCAAGGCGATCCGCTACTGCATCGTGCAGCCGCGCCTCGACAGCGTGAGCCGGGAGGCGATCAGCACAGACGCCCTGCTCGAATGGGCGGAGAGCTACGTCAAGCCGCGCGCCGCGCTCGCCTACGAGGGCAAGGGAGAGTTCCTCCCCGGCGAGCACTGCCGCTTCTGTCCCGCGAAGACCGTCTGCGCGGCGCGCGCCGCGGAGGCCCTGAAGGTTTTCGACTACGGCCTGCAGGGCAGCGGCGAGCTGAGCGAGGCGCAGATACTCGACATCCTCCCGCGGCTCGACGCCGTGGAAGAGTGGATCAAGGACATCCGCTCCTACACGGAGGATCGCGCCCTGCACGGCGAGCGCATCCCCGGCTACAAGCTGGTGCGGGGGCGCAGACCCAACCGCTCGTGGACGGACGACGAGGAAGTCCGCGCCCAGCTCTTACGGAATGGCTATGGCCCCGAGCAGATCGAAGAAACGAAGCTCATGCCCGTGGCGAAAATTGAAAAAACCCTCGGCGCAAAAGCGTTTCGCGCTCTGCTCGGCGGCCTTGTCAAACAAGGCGAGGGGAGGCTCCAGCTCGTGCCGGAGACCGATCCGAGACCCGAGTACAACTCCGCCGACGCCGCGTTCGGCGACATGGCGGAACCCACTGAAACACCGTCGAACGACGATTGATTTCAACAACATCAACACACTGAAAACAGAAAGGAAAGATCATCATGGCTAACTACAACAAGACTATCACCGCTACCAGCATCCGCCTCGGCGAGCTCCGCTTCTCCTACGTCTACGTGTTCGCGCCGCGCAAGAATGAGGACGGCACCGACGGCAAGTACAGCGTCCAGCTCCTGATCCCGAAGACCGACACGCAGGCGAAGAAGTATATCGACGCGGCGGTCGAGGCTGCGAAGACCGCGGGCGTCGCCTCCAAGTGGAACGGAAAGATGCCGCCCGCCTCGAAGCTCCACACGCCCCTGCGCGACGGCGACGAGGAGTACCCCGACGATCCCGTGTACGAGGGGATGTGGTTCATGAACGCCGGAACGGCGCAGAAGCCGGGTGTCCGCGTTCTGGAGAAGGGCCAGATGTCCGAGGCCCTTGACACCGACGACTTCTACAGCGGCTGCTGGGGCGCGGCGGTCGTCAATATGTTCCCGTACAACACGTCCGGCAACATGGGCGTCGCAGCGGGCCTGAACAACGTCATCAAGACGCGCGACGACGAGAGACTCGGCGGCGGCCGCAGCGCGGAGAGCGACTTCGGCGACATGGTCGAGAGCGGCGGCAGCTACCTCGACTGAGACCAACACGATCCCCCCGAAGGCGGGGCAACCCGCCTTCGGGGTCAGTTTTCGGAGGTGAACAATGGAACCTGTGATTATCAAATGGAGCACGGGCGAGATGCACCTGACGGCGGAGTTCTTCGCACAGGCAGGGCCGAAGGTTCGGAAGGCGTTGCGCATGATGCTTGACGACCCGGAGTGGAGCGCAGAACGGGCACACCGACTGTCTATCGACCTGCTCACCGCGGCAGAGGAGAGGGAGACCAACGCGCAGAACCACCAGAACTTCGCGGCGGCAGACCGTGCGGAAGCGGCAGAGCTCCGACGGGCACGGAAGAAGGGAGAGCCGCTTCCCCGCCGATATGACGCCCTGCTGGAGCAGGGCAGGGCAGAGGTGCAGACCGCGCGAGAACTCCTCCGCGGCGCAGAGCGCATCCGCACAAACGCGGTACTGCTGCGGGAAGTGTGGGGGCTGGACGTATGAGCAAGCCGAAGTATCTCCTCATGGACTTCGAGACCTACAGCGCGGTGGACATCGGCAAGTGCGGATCGTTCCACTACATGGACGACCCGAGCTTCGAGCCGCTCCTCCTCGCCTATGCCTTCGACGACGGCGAGGTCAGGCTGTGGGACTTCACGGAGTCCCGCCCCACCCCCATGTACGAAGCCCCTGACGGAACAACAGTGCTCTCCACGTTCGACTGGCCGAAGGACTTCCTCGCGGCGCTCCGCGATCCCGAGGTCACGAAGCAGGCGTGGAACTGCGCGTTCGAGCGGGAGGTCATCTGGCAGTCCCTGTGGGAGGACACCCCGCCGGAGCAGTGGCTCGACATCATGCACGTCGCGGCGCAGTGCGGACTCCCCATGAGCCTCGACGCGGCGGGCAAGGCGCTCGGCCTGAGCGAAGATCAGGCAAAGATGAAGGAAGGCAAGGCCCTCATCAACTACTTCTGCAAGCCCTGCAAGGCGACCAAGGCAAACGGAGGTCGGGAGCGCAACCTTCCCGAGCACGCGCCGGAGAAGTGGGAGACCTTCCGAGACTACTGCGTCCGCGACGTGGAGGCCGAGCGCACGATCTTCGAGATGCTCCGGCACTGGCTGCCGAACGACGACGAGCGGCGCTTCTGGTCGCTCGACGCGCGGATCAACGAACGCGGCGTGCGGATCGACCGACAACTCGCCGAGCGCGCGGTCATCATGGACGAACGGTACAAGACCGAGCTGACGGCGCGGGCCATCGACATCACGGGCCTCAGCAATCCCAAGAGCGTGAGCCAGATCAAGAACTGGCTGTTCGATCAGGAGGGCAAGACCTTCCCGAGCCTCAATAAAAAGGTCATCGCCGACGTCGTGTCGGAACTCCAGACCTCTGAGGCACGCGAGTTCATGACCCTGCGCTCGGAGCTCTCCAAGAGCTCGACGGCGAAGTATCAGGCCATGCTCCGTTCCATGTGCTCGGATGACCACTCGAAGGGCTGCTTCCAGTTCTACGGTGCCAACCGCACCGGGCGCTTCGCCGGGAGGCTGGTGCAGTTCCAGAACATGAGCAAGAACTACACCGAAGACCTCGACGGGATGCGCGAGCTGGTGCGGAACGGGCACTATACCGCGCTCAAGGCGCTGTATGACGGCGTCGCCGACCCGCTGAGCCAGCTCGTGCGGACGGCGATCATCCCGGAGGAGGGGCAGAAGCTCCTGATCTCCGACTTCTCTGCCATCGAGGCCCGCGTCACCGCGTGGTTCGCAGGCGAGGAGTGGCGTCTCCAGACCTTCCGCGACGGCGGCGACATCTACTGTGCCTCGGCCAGTCAGATGTTCCACGTCCCCGTGGTCAAGCACGGCGTAAACGGGGAACTCCGGCAGAAGGGCAAGGTTGCGGAGCTGGCGCTCGGTTACGGCGGCGGCGTCAACGCTCTCAAGGCGTTCGGCGCGGACAAGATGGGCATGAGTGAGGAGGAGATGCAGGAGACCGTCGACCTCTGGCGCGAAAGCTCTCCGCGCATCTGTGAGCTGTGGCGCGCGCTGGAGAAGGCGGCGATCCGCTCGGTCGCCCGGAGAACAACGGCGGTTTCCACCCTCGGCAACGTCCGCTTCGACTTTGAGCAGGGTGTGCTGTGGATGACGCTCCCGTCCGGGCGGAGGCTCGCCTATTACGGGGCCAAGTACGAGGAGAGCGCCTTCCACCCCGACCGCAAGA